CTTAAGACGCGTTATCTATTTGATGCATTCCAAAATGTGTTCAACACATAAGGTCTGCGTTCGGTGGACACCCTGAAACCGAGCTTAGTAAGTTCTCGGAGTGTGGTTGGGATATTAAGGTGAAATAGGAAATCCTATCAATCACCCCCAATCCTCTAAACAAGTTTTAACACTCGAGTAGAGAACTGAGCCGGCGCCGAATTTCTTCGACGTCGGTATGATTGAAGACCCTTACGGTCTACGAACTTAGCCGCTCTTCGCCAACGCTTAACTGACCGCGGAAGGAGAACAGACATCACGGTAGAATCAGACACGGGTGTGTCCGACTCATCGCGACGCTGTAAACCAACCGAAGTCGGTACAAGCGCAAGCTTGGAGAGAGAAAGTTCGATTAGTTGAAGGACTTGTTTAAGGTCCCTCTCCCTAGTCCACACTTTGATGGCTTTCTGTAGTAGGCTCCCGGCCTCGTCAATCGCCCCTCTATACCGTCTCATAAAGAGCGGTGTTAAGAGGTTTTTGAACCAAGACCGATACAACGGAGTTGGAATTCCTGAGAGGTGATCGAGCTCAAAGTACGGAGCTGATTTGATTTCCTTACCTCCCTTACCCTTACGGGCAGGTGAGATAAAGAGACCAGTCAGAACCGTCTTGAGACGACCCAACGCAGGCGCCAACACCGTGTCTACCGCCTCAGCCCAGATGACTCTGAAGAGTTTCTCTTCATTGTCATACTTCACCTTACCCTTGGCATCTCCTGTCATGGTGACAGCGAGATACCAGTCGAGAAGGGAAGCAGCACCAAAAGGTGCTCCGGGTCGTAGCAGTAAGAGCAGGCTTGAGGAAAGGAGACGAGGCAGACGTGTAAGCAAGCGATTACTCGCTGCTGACGCTGACTTGAATCCAATCCCCAAGTATCTCGCAATCTGGTAGAGAGTTAAACTCACTCCCAGACGGGCTTGCACGGACGCCACGACCTCTGGTACGAAACCAGGGCCGAGCCATCCAACGGCGATCCCAGCCAGGGAAAGAGGATTAACCTCCAACCCTTTATGGTAGAACCGTTTTGCAAACTCGAGAGATGAGTTAGTGCTAATGATAGACTTGTGAAAGCCTATCTTAACACCAATCATCTCCATGAGAGATACGTATTGAGCGGCAACATCGCGATCAACGATCACGACATCGTCGCCCAGTACGGCGTACCACGGAAACCATACTCTATGTCCCACTTTCCAAGCGGAAAATTGGACCAAAGCATGGTGGGTCAAAGCTAACATTCCCCAAGAGGAATATGCTCCCATTGGTTGACCTACTGTATAACGAACCGTTTGATGACCTGGACCATAAGTGGTCGAATACTCCTTAGGAGTACGGTAATCTCGTTCCGTTAACAGGGCTGCCCAACAGGAAGCATACCCCAAATGGGTGAATGCAGCCAAGACCAATATTTGGAGCTTAATAGGCAATCTATCAGTTGCCGCACTAAGGTCGTAAGACCAGAAGTGCGTCCGACCATCCTCTTTGGCACGCTCCAACAAAGCCTTTACAGGCTTTTGTTGATTGAACGTACCATCCTGCGGTATTAACCGCAAGATTTTATCGAAGATGAATCGGTGTAAAGGATATAAAGCCCATTGGGTCCAAATATCTACCATGGCAACAATCCGCTTCTTTCCGGGTTCTTCAACCACAGAAAGAGCTCCGACATGGTATTGCGGGATCCCCCCAGCATAAGGAACGGACTTATCCCAAGTAGGGACTTGTCCGGCCTTAGACTGGGAACCAAAACAAAGCTCACTCCAGCGCGTCGAGGTCTTTACGACCTCTTCGAACCAGGGGAGCCAAGTTAAGGAAGATCCACCTGTTTGTTCACGAAAGTGTTCAAGCAGGCTGAATAGAGCTGGTCGCGAATGAATCGCGATCATATCTATCCACGCATTACCCACAGCGAGCAATTTGCTGTAGGTTGAGTTGGGTCCCGAGGTAAACATCCATTTCCACATAGGAGAAAGGTTTACCAAGCGTATCGGTCCGGCAAGGTATCCTGGAGACGACTTTCGTTGTCCCCAGAATCCCGAGTCTTCCCGATCTCTGACACCTAGGTATGGTTTGACCCCAAACCGTCCAATCCAAGTAAGGAAACTTCCACGAAGGAAGTCTTCAAACTCAGAAAGGAAGGATGAGGAAAGAACCACCCCAGGTGCAGTAACGGTAGCCAATGATAACTTCCCCTTGAAATCCAATACTCTGTAAAGAGAAAGGATCCCAAAGTAGAAGAT